AAGGCATGCGCGACATCATTAATAAGGCTATCGACGACGCCGATAACGTATAATCATCCCGAGGCAGAAGGGATGAGTTATGGCTGGAAAGATGATTGGCTTTTGGCATAGCGCGTTTCATGCCACCTTTGACAACCTCATCGACAAAGAACCTCACGCCTCGGAAGAGGTCATGGCTGCAACTATTGGCGGGCTAGTGACCGCTCACCTTCAGGCTATCGCCGCATCCCCTGCCGTCATTGCGCTGATTACTATCGACGAGAACGATGTAATCATTGCCCAGATTGTTGCCCAAGTGAACGGCACAAGAAAGACTGTCCACTTCACGGCTGCTGACGAGGATGAACTTACTGCCACCTCTGCCTCCTGGGCACGGCAGGTTATCAGGGAACTAACGGATGAGCGGTAAGCGCGACGAACGGCTCCGCAAGAAGTCCGAGGAGCGGAGGGCAAGACGAGCAGCCCCACGTAGCCCATACAAGGACGCTGGATACCTAGCGGCCCTTTCCGCGCATGATCGACTGGCCAAGACGTTCTTTGCCGGGCTACAAGACCGGAGATCGGGTAGGATTCCCCCCGAAGAACTTGTTGCTCGGATGTCATATCTTCGGGGTATCGTTTTTGCAATTAAGGTGCTGAAAGAGGAGATGAATAAAGAATGAGCCCGATAGACCGCTTTATTGATCTGCTCAAGGAGCGCGCGGGTAAGTGGCTGTCTGAGGCGGAACTCCTAGCCATTATCCCTAATCAGGAAAAATTAGATAAAGAGATCAACGCGCTCAGGGCAAGCGGGTGGGACATTGCCGGAAGAACAGTTCAAGCGCCAACAGATGTGGAGGGTGGGGTCACGCTCCGTCTTGTTACGCAATATCGATACACGCCACCACTTGCCACAAAAGGATGGCTATGCACGCGCTGTTCTAATGTGTATACTTCCGTATCAGGTGAGGCATTCGGCGATTCCACAATCGATCCGAGACACCGGCAAGCAGTCTGCTGGCGCTGCAAGAAGAAAACATTTTGGAGGCTAATCGATGAGCAAGCAAGTAGTGATCGAAAAGATTGACGACGTTCTCTACGCCGATGGCTGGGAAGATTGCCTAGTCGGTCACGGGAACATCTTTCATGGCAGCGACGGACCAAAGATCGTTGCCATCTATGATCGAACCAAGATGGTGGCGCGCATGGCCAAAGAGATGAAGGAAGACCAAGTCAATTCTGGTGAGCCAGAAAGCGACGAGGATAACTTCTGGTCAGAGGCGGACGAATACATCTCCTTTAACGTGGAGGGTGCGTTCATCCAGCCAGGGATGCCAGTCTTTGCTTCATTCTCGACTGGCGTTGAGGTTGTCGAGGGGTATTAGTCCTCGTGCCGATCAAGTCGCAGGGGCATAGTTACTGCCCAAATCAACGTCAAGACGGCGAGCGTGGCTCCGATAAAATTTCGGGTCTCGCCCTCAGGCAAGACAATCCAACCAACGAGCAAGCCGAAGACTGTCCAAGACTGCCCGACCGCATCGTTGATTATTTGCGCTAGATAAAACTTCAACTTGTTCACAGTAGACCCTTTCTGGTTTTTGAACCATATTCGTTTTTGACTGTACCATTGCTTTGCGCTGACTTCACGGGTGTCTTTGTCTGCGCATTTGCGCGCACCCTATTTCCGCCTTTCGGTCCGCTCTTAGGACCACCACGACGCGGACCCTTCTTCGGGCCATCACCGCTACCGCCAGACCAGCCGCCACTGCTTGCTGCGGCTCGTGTTGCCGCTACTGCTGCGGTTGCAATCTGCGTCAAAATAATGGCGGGGACAATTGTCTCTCGCGCTTCGTCGCGCTCCTCTTCGGTGATGTCGTTTCCAAGGTTTGCCACAGTTTCTGCTGCAGCACCAACTGCTTCAGTTACTGCGGTAACGGCTTCACCTACGGCTTCAGCAGCGGCCGTAACGGCTTCGCCTACAGCCTCGGTTACTGCCTCTACCGCAGCGCCCGGGTCAATTGGTCCAGGTGCGTCAGTAGGTACAGGACTGGGATCAACAGGAGGGGTAACTGATGGATCGGGGCTGGGCGTTGGCTCATTGGTTGGCTCCTCGCTTGGCGTCGGAGTTGGCTCCGGCGACGGGCTTACAGAAGGCTCTGGCGTGGGTGTAGGAGCCACGCTAGGGCTTGGTGTTGGCGGTTCTGGTGTCGGCGTAGGGGTTGGCTCGGGGGTTGGGGTAGGGCTCGGGGTGGGCTCTGGAGTTGGCTCAGGGGTTGGCGTAGGGGTGGGTTCTGGGGTCGGGCTTGGAGTTGGCGGCGGCGGGGCCGGAACAAACACGGAAACCGTTGTTGAGATAGGGGAAAGAATTCCTAGCGTATCGTTGTCAGCCCTAACCCAAAATGTGTAGGTTTGATCAGTGCCGCCTGTAATAGCAAAAACGTTGCTGCTAATGCCCATATTGGTTTCACTGGAAGCAACAGCCCAGCCCGCAAGGTCTCCAGTGGTCCAGAACACTCCGTATCGCTCAATGTCAGTGCCACTTGCTTCTGGAGCATTCCACGTCAGATAAACATTCCCATCGGTGTAGACGGTCACCATAAGGCCGGTCGGCGCGTTCAAATACGGGTCAGGTACCGGGGTAGGGGTTGGCTCCGGAGTCGGGGTTGGTGTCGGCTCCGGAGTTGGTGTTGGCGTTGGGGTCGGGGTTGGCTGCGGAGTTGGTGTCCATGTCGCAGATGGTGTGCCAGGAGCAAGTTCTGCCGCAAAGTTGCTAATCATGTAGTAATGGTTTCCATAGAAGCGATCCGCCGCTGGGTCGCCGCAGCAAACCCCAGCGCGCACTCGATAGTCACCAGCGGGTAGCGTGATGCGAATTGTTGAAGCCAGGGAGTACCCACCAGTATGGTCAGTAAATGAGTCGTCGTTGGCAGCAAGGAGAGCCCCACTGCCGTCATAAAGCCAGAGCATGGAGTCAACGGTTCCAGGGCACCATCCAGCAGTTGTGTCGTCGCAGAGGTCGGTCCAGAGGTGTAGTTCACCCTGCTCTGGAAGGGTGATCCAGAAGTCCTGCGTTTGATTAACGTAGTAGTTTTGGGAACCAAAAACAGGAGATGTGACGATGCTGAATACTAGCGTCGACAGTATCAACCACGCTGTGGCCAGTGCTACAATAATCTTAGTGCTCATGGGTCTCCTTCCCGTGAGCATTAAACAATACGGAGATTACCTACTCAAGCAGTAAGTAATCTCCGTTTTTTACGCAGGAAATCTACTAAATTTTAGGTAGATGCTTTCGGTGAAATTCTACCCAAGTGCTGGAGCGCTTCGCCCCACTAAAGGTAATGCTCTTTATAAGAGCAACCTCGTTAGACATAACGTTTTCTTTGCACTGCGAGCAGACCCGCGCAGTCAGGACCGGCTTCGCTGCTTCGCGCTTAGACTTGTTGTTCTTTACTCCAGCCATTTTCTATCCTTCCAATCAGATGATTTGATCTGCGCACGCCGCGCAGTTATGAAGTGGAGGGCAAACCCCGGGCTCAAATCCAGCAACTCCAGCAGGGGCAACTGCAATCTGATGGCAGCACTGGCAGACGTGGTTATCAATCTGTTGGTACAGGCTAGAGATGGTTTCGTTCTGGGTAACCCAGTTGTCAGTCTTTGGGCTTGACCAATGCGGCACATGCGCGCCGGGAATTGCCTCTAGGGCTGCGGCAATAGAGTCAACAGCATCTTTAATGGTTTCAGCAGAGCCCCCGTGGATCGCGGCGATAGCATCGGCAACAGCCGACTCATCTTCGGGCTCATAGTTGATGGCGATAGTAATAAGCGTCTGTTCCATAAAGTCTCCTTATGTCTTGATAATATAATACAACAATTGCTGTTTCGGGTCGTGTGTTACGTGGGCATGCCCGCCAGCGCTTGCAAGGGCGCTCATTGTATGGCTGTGGGCGGCATTGATGCCCATGGAGGTAGCGTCATCTGAGGTTCCCGTACCACTAGCGTGCGTGTGTGCAGCGTGGGAAACCGTCCCCTCGTATGAGGTGGTGGTGACTACGTGGTTGCTGCTTGCGCCGGCGGAGGCAAGGGAAATAACGTGCGTGTGCCCATCGCCAGAAACAGATGAGCCGCTAAGTCTGATTGTTGCCGAACCAGAGTTTGACCCGCTTGTGATGGAATGCGTATGCGCTGAACCTGCGAATCCGAACACGCCACTTACAGCATGCGTCCCTTCCGTGGCAGACCCAGAAGTCGCAGCCGTTACGACGTGCGTGTGGTTTGCGGCATGGTTGTGTTCGCCCGCAGGTGTCATGCTTGCTGCGTGAGATGAGTGAGCGCCATTAGTTGAGTGGCTAAATGAATCGTAGAACTGAACCCCAGAAGCAACTCTCCAACTCCCGGGAAGCCCGTTATGATCTGGTGCGGTTGAAAGAGAAGACGGAGCGCCAATGAGCCAATAGTCATCGTAGTAGGGAAGGTTGAACGTTGTTGTCCCGTCCCCAACACCATAATTTGTTCCAATAACCGCAAACAAATCCGCATACGTTGTCCGTGAAACCGCGTCGCCGTTGCAAAGAATCCAACCAGATGGAACATTGCTGTGAGACCCAGCCCACGATGTAACCATCCCAGGCTCTCCAGAGGAACCGGATGCCGAGCCGCCAATTTCTGCCCAGCCCGTGCTTTTGTACACCTTAACTTTCTTAGTAGTTGAGTTGAAATAAATTTGCGCAAGGCTTGGTGCCGACTGGTCATCATCCGCGACTGGGAGCCCAAGTGGC